GTCGAGGCCTTCGAGAAATTTGAGGCCATAAACAAGCACATGGATGGTTTCGAACCATTTAGTGTTAAGGCAAGCAGGATTCAATCCGATACGCTGTTACATGAAAGGCACCTCATGCGAATGAGAGCCTTAATGTACTTTGTACTCGGTGAATTCTCCATGGATGAGTTCTTCGACGAGTGCAAGCACTCGTCTGGGAGCACAATCGGCTGTCCCTTTTCCAACACCTCGTTGGAGTCGAAAAGCCGTTATCCATTGTCGGCAACCTCTCGAGCAATTCCTCTGTTTGAGTACTACCTGAAGTACGATCCGCTGTTTGCGGAAGCCCTTGAAGAATTTAACAAGGGCGTTATCGTACAACGGTATGACCTAGTAGAGGGGTCTCGCGCTACCACTGTAGAGAAAGACAGCAAGAAGCGACGGTTTATTTGCGTAGAGCCTACTGTTAATATGTTTTTACAGCAAGGTCTCATGCGCGTCATGTACCGCCGTATGAAGGCTGTTGGACTCGATGTCGAGCGTTTGCCCGACCAGCACAAGAACAGGGCTAGGATGGCTTCGATCACTCGTCGCGAAAGCACGATTGATTGGTCATCTGCATCTGACTGTGTTGGGATCGAACTGCTTCGGTATTTACTACCACCGGAGTGGTTCCACATGGTATGGTCGTTGAGGTGTGATGTTACTTCCATCAACGGGAGAAACGTCATTCTAAATATGATCTCCACCATGGGGAATGCGGTTACCTTTCCGCTTGAGACGCTCGTCTTCTGGACGGCTGGGCATGCAGTTAGGTTAAATCGCCTTGGATCTAACACGCTCTTTCCGGAATGGAAAGATCTTAAACGTGTGTCGGTCTTTGGCGACGACTGCATAGTCAGCTCCGATGACACTCGCGAATTTATACAACTTTGCGAGTCCATCGGTTTCATCGTCAACGAGGAGAAATCCTTTTCTGGCGATCATCCGTTCAGGGAATCCTGTGGAGGAGATTACCTCCAAGGATACGATGTGAGACCTTACAACGTAAGGTCCCCTCATAGCCTAGCCTTTTCTAGCTGTGAGCCTTGGTTGTATATTATTGCGAATCGGCTTTTGAAGAAGTACATTCAGTACTTCAGGCCGCTAGCATATGTGTATGACAAGGCTCTATGGCATGAGATCGCGAAGCTATTTCATGAGAACGGGTTACAGCTTAAACTCGTTCCTCATGACTTCCCGGATGATTCTGGTATAAAGCTGTGTGGTGATCACGAGAGGTTTATCCGAGAGTATCCCTTTAAACTTTCAAGGGTACTCAAGGGCGACCACAACACCTACGTGTTCCTCTATTGTTCTTTCAAATATAGAGAAAAGCACGCAAGGAGTGACCATCTAAGACTTGCCGAATGGCTGAAATTTCCGCCATCTAGGTCGTCTGAACCACAGCTCTATCTGCCGGTACGACGGAAAGGAGGTTACGTGGTAGCGAAG